GCATCATTGCCGGTCATGGTCGCCAAAGGCTGGTCAGACGCCCAGAAAAAGGCCTACGTGCTGGCCGACAACAAGCTGGCCTTGAACGCCGGGTGGGACAACGATCTGCTGGCGCTTGAGTTGGCCGAGTTGGGCGACTTAGGCTTTGACCTCGAACTCACAGGCTTCTCCGACGAGGAAATCAAAGCCCTCATGCCGGTGGAAGTCGAAGAAGGCCTGACCGACCCAGACGACGCTCCCGCGCTGGCCGAGAACCCAATCACCCGTCCAGGCGACATTTGGGTCATGGGCAAGCACCGCCTGCTGTGTGGTGACTCCACCAGCGTTGACGACTTGGCAAAGCTCTGCGAAGCCCAAGCCGTGGACATGTGGCTGACCGATCCACCCTACAACGTGGCCTACGAGGGTGGCACCAAGGAAAAGCTGACCATCAAAAACGACTCGATGGGCGACGATCAATTCCGCCAGTTCTTGCGCGATGCTTACACCGCAGCCGACACGGTCATGAAAGCCGGTGCAGTTTTCTACATCTGGCACGCCGACAGCGAAGGCTACAACTTCCGAGGCGCAGCCAAAGACGCTGGCTGGACAGTTCGCCAGTGCCTGATCTGGAAAAAGTCCAGCCTGGTGCTCGGTCGCCAGGACTACCAGTGGCAGCACGAACCCTGCCTCTATGGGTGGAAAGATGGAGCCGGGCACCTTTGGGCATCCGACCGCAAGCAGACGACCATCCTCGAGTTCGACAAGCCAGCCAGAAACGGGGAACATCCAACCATGAAACCGGTGGCCCTGTTCGAGTACCAGCTGCTCAACAACACCAAGGGTGGCGACATCGTGCTGGACTCCTTCGGTGGCTCCGGCACCACCCTGATTGCTGCCGAGAAGAACGGTCGGGTGGCCAGAATCATGGAACTAGACCCAAAGTACTGCGACGTGATCGTCAAACGGTGGCAGCAATTCACTGGCAAAATAGCAATTCACGCAGAAACAGGCGAACCTTTCGCGGAGGTTAAAGATGGCAACGAAGAAGCCCAAACTTGAAAAATCGACAGTAAAAAAGGAAAACGGACACGGAGGCGCTCGGGAGGGCGCTGGCCGGATGGCCTTTGAACCCACCGACGCAGAGCGCAAACAGGTCGAGGCCATGTCTGGCTACGGTCTGCCCATCGAGCAGATCGCTGTGCTGGTGCGCAACGGAATCGACACCGACACCCTGCGCAAGCACTTCGCTCAGGAACTGATCTCTGGCAAGGCCAAGGCCAACTCCGGTGTTGGCCGCACCCTTTTCCAAAAGGCCATGGGAGGCGACACCGCTGCCATGATCTGGTGGTCAAAGACCCAGATGCGCTGGAAAGAGGTGCAGCAGCACGAGTTGACCGGCGCAGACGGTGCGCCGCTGGAGTTCACAAAGATCGAGCGAGTCGTCATCCGTGGCAAAGACGCTGAAGATTGAAACCCCCGCCTGGGCTGTGCCCATGCTCGACCCAAGCCGCTATAAGGGGGCTTGGGGGGGCCGAGGCTCGGGCAAGTCGCACACCTTTGCCGAGATGATGGTCGAGGCCCACATCCTCGACCAAAAGCGCAGCAGCGTGTGCGTGCGGGAAATCCAGAAATCCTTGAACCAGTCAGTCAAGCGCCTGCTCGAACTCAAGATTGAGTCCATGAACGCCGGTGCCTACTTCGAGGTGCAGGACGCTGTGATCAAGTCCAAGAAGGGCGACGGTCGCATCATCTTCCAAGGCATGCAAAACCACACCGCCGACTCGATCAAGTCGCTCGAAGGCTACGACTGCGCTTGGGTCGAGGAAGCTCAGTCGCTTTCCCAGCGCAGCCTTGACCTGCTGCGCCCGACCCTGCGCAAACCAGGCTCTGAGTTGTGGTTCACATGGAACCCGCGCAGCTCCGACGACCCGGTCGACCTGCTCCTGCGAGGCCCCTCCCCGCCGCCTGGCTGCCAAGTGGTGCGCGTGAACTACACCGACAACCCTTGGTTCCCCGAAGTGCTGCGCGAGGAAATGGAGTACGACAAGCGCCGAGACCCGGACAAGTACGCCCACGTCTGGCTGGGCGAATACCTGCGCAACAGCGAATCTCGGGTGTTCAAGAACTGGCGCATCGAGGAGTTCGAATCGCCTGCCGATGCAACGCACCGCCTGGGCGCTGACTGGGGCTTCGCCTCCGACCCGACCGTGCTGGTGCGCTGCCACATCATTGGCCGCACGCTTTACATCGACTTCGAGGCCTACCAGATCGGCTGCGAAATCATGGACACGCCCGATCTGTTCATGACCATTCCGCAGGCCGAGAAGTGGCCGCTTGTGGCCGACTCTGCACGACCCGAGACGATTTCGCACATGCGCAAGCACGGCTTTCCAAAGATCATGGCCGCAGTCAAAGGCCCCAAGTCGGTCGAGGAAGGGGTCGAATGGCTCAAGTCCTACGACATCGTTGTGCACCCGCGCTGCAAGCACACCATCGACGAACTGACGCTCTACTCCTACAAGACCGACCCGCTGACCGGCAAAATCCTGCCGGTGCTCGAGGACAAAAAGAACCACGTGATAGACGCGCTCCGGTACGCCTGCGAGGGTGTGCGCCGGGCAGTTTCCACAAAGCCAACCGCAGTCGCCGCTTTACCTACCAGCAACCGGTGGTAGATAATGCACACAAAATGAGGACTTGACATGGCCAGACTTACCAAAGAGCAGCGCCTCGCTGCAATCCACGCAGAAGCGATGGCTGAATTCGACAAGATTCAGTCCGCCCTGCGTGACGAGCGCTTGCAGTGCCTGCAAGACCGCCGCTTCTATTCAATCGCTGGATCGCAGTGGGAAGGCCCACTGGGTGAGCAGTTCGAGAACAAGCCCAAGTTCGAGGTCAACAAAATCCACTTGGCTGTCCTGCGCATCTTCAACGAGTACCGCAACAACCGAATCACGGTCGACTTCATCTCCAAGGATGGCACCAAGAACGACAAGCTGGCCGACGTGTGCGATGGCCTCTACCGCGCTGACGAGCAGGACTCCGGTGCCGAGGAAGCCTACGACAACGCCTTTGAGGAGGCTGTCGGGGGTGGCTTTGGTGCCTGGCGCTTGCGTGCCGAATACGAGGACGACGAGGATGCAGAGGACGAGCGCCAGCGAATCCGCATCGAACCGATCTTTGATGCCGACTCGTCGGTGTTCTTTGACCTGAACGCAAAGCGCCAGGACAAGGCCGATGCCAAGCGCTGCTTTGTGCTGACCGCCCTGACCCGCGATGCCTACGAGGATGAGTACGGCGACAACCCGGCCAGCTGGCCCAAGGAGGTCTACCAGCACGAGTTCGACTGGCTCACGCCCGACGTGGTTTATGTGGCCGAGTACTACCGCATCGAAGAGACCAGCGAGACCGTGCGCATCTTCGAAGGGCTGGACGCGCAGGAGGTTCGGTACCGTGATGCCGACTTCGAGGCCGACGAAATGCTCGAGGAAACCCTGCTTGCGACCGGCTTCAAAGAGGTGCGCCAAAAGCGCATCAAGCGCCGCCGGGTGCACAAGTACATCCTGAACGGCGCTCGTGTCCTTGACGACATGGGCTACATCGCAGGCAAGTGCATCCCCATCGTGCCGGTCTACGGCAAGCGCTGGTTCATCGACAACGTCGAGCGCTGCATGGGCCACGTCCGTCTGGCCAAGGACTCGCAGCGCTTGAAGAACATGCAGCTGTCTAAGCTGGGCGAGATCAGCGCCTTGTCCTCGGTCGAGAAACCCATCCTGACCCCCGAGCAAGTCTCCGGCCATCAGGTCATGTGGTCTGAGGACAACATCAAGAACTACCCCTACCTGCTGATCAACCCGATCACGGATGCCAACGGCAACCTGGCTGTGTCTGGCCCCGTGGCCTACACCCGACCGCCTGCCATCCCGCCTGCCATGGCCGCACTGCTGCAAATCACTGAGCAGGACATGCAGCAGATTTTGGGCAACCAAGAGGGCGCTGAGAAGATCGTCTCGAACATCTCCGGCAAGGCCGTGGAGTTGATCCAGAACAAGCTGGACATGCAGACCTTCATCTACATGAGCAACATGGCCAAGGCCGTGAAGCGCTCGGGTGAAATCTGGCTGTCCATGGCGCAAGACATTCTGGTCGAACCAGGCCGCAAGATGAAGACGGTCGGCAGCCAAAACGAGGTGGACTCGGTCGAACTGCTGCGCCCAACGGTCGACGAAAAGACCGGCGAGACGCTCTACGAGAACGACCTGTCGAACGCCAAGTTTGATGTGGCCGTGGACGTTGGCCCATCCTCGTCCAGCCGACGCTCGGCAACTGTCCGCGCCCTGACCGGCATGATGGCAATCACCCAAGACCCCGAGACCATGCAGGTGCTCGGTGCCATGGCCATGATGAACATGGAAGGCGAGGGCATCAGCGACGTGCGCGACTTCTTCCGTCGCAAGCTGATCATGCTCGGTGTGGTGCAGCCGACCAAGGCCGAGATGGAAGAGATGATGCAGGCCAAGGCCAACCAGCCCGAAGACCCGAACTCGATCTTCTTGCAGGCAGCCGCCGAAGAAGCCGTGGCCAAGGCAGCCAAGGCTCGTGCCGACACCATCGAGACGGTCGCCTCGGCAGAACTCAAACGCGCCCAGACGGTCAAGACCATGGCCGATGTTTCTGGGGCAGAACAGGATCAGGCAATCCGTGCAATCCAGACCATCGGCAGCGCAGAATTGGCCGCGCAGCAGATGGCCCAGATGCAACAACCTGTGCAACCGGTCAGTCCGGTGGCAGAATAGCGATATGCGGTATCCACCCAGCCGCTTCCATGGGTGAGTTTGATGGGGTCAAGCAATGAACGTGAAAAAGGCAGTATCAGGAGATCAAGACCAAGATGACGACAACGTCCTGCTGGACGATGAGCAGAACCAAGACGAGCACAACGCCGACGAGAACAATTCCGAAGGCAATGGCAATCAAGGCGATGCAGACGACAGCAACGAGGACGATGACGAAAACGAAGTCGTGGTGTCCATCGGTGAGGAAGCGCCGCCCACCAATGATGAAGAACCAGCGCCCAAGTGGGTACGCGAGTTGCGTAAGAACTATCGGGAGTTGCAGAGAGAGAAGCGAGAACTTGAGGAAAAGCTGAAATCGACCAGCCAGACTGAGACCAAGCCGGTCGCGCTGGGCAAGAAGCCAACCCTCGAAGATCACGACTACGACTCTGACGCTTACGAAGCCGCCCTGACCAATTGGTTTGCCCAAAAGCGCCAAGTGGAAGAGGCAGAAGCAAAGGCCAAGGCAGAAGCTGAGAATCAGCAGAAGACTTGGCAGGCGAAGTTGGAGAACTACGGCAAGGCGAAAGCCGAGTTGAAGGTCAAAGACTTTGATGATGCGGAAGCAACGGTGCAGGAGTCCCTTTCTGTCACCCAGCAAGGCATCGTGCTTCAAGGCTCGGAGAATCCCGCGCTTGTTATTTACGCGCTTGGCAAGAACCCTGCGAAAGCAAAGGAACTCTCAAGCATTACCGACCCCGTGAAGTTTGCCTTCGCGGTAGCGAAACTGGAGACGCAATTGAAAGTGACGAACCGTAAGGCAGCCCCGCCGCCAGAGAAAACGATCCAAGGTAATGGACGTGTGTCTGGTTCGGTGGACTCAACCCTCGAACGGCTGCGTGCCGATGCTGAGAGGACTGGTGACTTCACTAAAGTCATGCAGTACAAACGGCAAAAGCGCCAGTCCTCATGACATTTTTTTAAGGAACTTTAATCATGGCAAATGCCTTTTCCAAAGAAGAACGCGTAGCGTTCGAAGACATCCTCGAGGGCTTCCAAGATGCTCTCGTGCTCTCCCGCAACGTGTCGGTCTACAACACCGACTCGACGATGATGGAGCGCACGAACGACATCATCTGGCGTCCGCAGCCCTATATCGCTCAGTCCTTTGATGGCACTGACATGACCTCCAACTTCAAGGACTTCACCCAGTTGGCAGTCCCTTCGACCATCGGCTTCAGCAAGTCTGTGCCTTGGACGTTGACCGCCAAAGAACTGCGTGATGCCCTGCAAGAAGGTCGTCTGGGCGATGCTGCCAAGCAGAAGCTGGCCAGCGACATCAACGTGGCCGTGATGAACGTGGCATCCCAGCAGGGTACCCTCGTTGTCAAGCGCACCGCTGCTGCCTCCGGCTTTGACGATGTGGCACAGGCCGAAGCGATCATGAACGAGCAGGGCGTGCAGTCCTTCGATCGTTACATGGCCCTGTCGACCCGCGACTACAACGGCATGGCAAGCAACCTGGCTGGTCGTCAGACCCTGACCGGCAAGCCGCTGACCGCCTACGAGAAGGCCTACATCGGCATGGTGGCTTCGTTCGAGACCTACAAGCTCGACTACGCAACTCGCCTGACCGCTGCTGCTGGCACGACCGTGACCGTCAACGGTGCAAACCAGTACTACACACCGAAGGCAACTTCGACCGCTGGTACCGGCGAGACCCAAAACGTGGACAACCGCTACCAAAACCTGACCATCGCTGTTGGCGGTGGCACGGTCAAGGTTGGCGACTGCTTCACCATCGCTGGCGTGAACGCTGTGCACCACATCACCAAGCAGGACACTGGCCAGCTCAAGACCTTCCGCATCACTGCGATCGTGTCTGGTGCCGGTGGCTCTGGTGTTGTCCAGATCAGCCCCCCGATCATCTCGGGTGGTGGTTCGACCGACGCAGAACTCGAGTACAAGAACGTGACCGCAACGCCTGCAAACGGCGCAGCCATCACCTTCCTGAACACCGTGGCTGCCAACGTCAACCCCTTCTGGCAAAAAGACTCGCTGGAAATCTTGCCTGGCCGCTACGCTGTTCCCTCGGACGCTGGCACCGCAGTCATGCGTGCTTCGACCGATCAGGGCATCGAACTGGTCATGCAGAAGTTCTACGACATCAACACCATGAAGACCAAGTATCGTCTCGATACCTTGTTCGGTGTGGTGAACAAGCAGCCTGAAATGTCGGGCATCATCCTGTTCAGCCAGACCTAAGCTGAGTGAGAGAGGGGGCCTCGGCTCCCTCTCTTTCATTGACTGGAGAGAACCATGCCACTGAAAAAAGGCTACAGCAGCAAGACAATCTCGGGCAACATCAAGACCGAGATGAAGGCAGGCAAGCCTCAAAAGCAGGCCGTGGCCATTGCTTTGAGCACTGCACGCAAGGCTGCCGAGAAAGCTGGCAAGCCAGCCAAGGCTCCCGCGAAACCTGCCAAGAAGGGAATGAAATGAAGAACCCGACCATGCTCTACAAGCACCCCGGTGCGCACGAGATTCACGGCGACAAGTTTGACTATGTCGTTGTCGACGATCACGAAGTTGATCAGGCCAAGAAGGACGGATGGTCGCTGACCACCACCGAGGCCAAAGCCAAGACCAAGGCTCCCGCGAAACCTGTCGAGGCAGTCGCAGACGACAACGCGCCCCCGACCCGCGAAGAACTGGAAGCCAAAGCCACTGAACTGGGCATCAAGTTTGATGGCCGCACCAGCGACTCCAAGCTCGGTGGCCTGATCGCCAAGGCGCTGGAGGCGTAATCATGGGCTGGACTAAGCGCCAATTCGTGTTGCAAGCCTTCGAAGAGATCGGGCTTGCATCCTACGTCTACGATCTGACACCGGAGCAATTGAACAGCGCCCTGTTCAAGATGGACGCGATGATGGCGACTTGGAACGGCAAAGGCATCCGTGTCGGATACCCGCTGCCCACCAGCCCCAACAACAGCACGTTGGACACCCAGACCAACGTCCCAGACTCCGCAAACGAGGCGATCTACACCAATCTGGCCCAGCGCATCGCTCCCGGATATGGCAAGACCGTCTTGCCCGAGACCAAGGCCGCAGCTCGAGCAGGCTATGAGGTGCTGCTCTCGCGTGCCGCCATGCCCATGGAAATGCAAATGCCGGGCACAATGCCAGCAGGCGCAGGCAACAAGCCGTGGGCCGTGGACAATCCATTCCTCGACCCGCCAAAAGACCGTCTGCTGGCAGGCGAGGACAGCGCTATCGACTTCGACTAAGGAGAAACCCTAATGACCACCATCAACCAATTGTCGGCAGTCGATACCGTATCGGCTGGCGACTTGGTGCCTGTTTTCAGCACCAACAACGGCGATGCTCGCAAGGCCGCCATGTCAGTCATCCAAGCATTCATCCTCGACAACTTTGTGGCAGACATGACCCAAAGCACCGAGGCGATTGTCGATGCCGACCTGTTCCCGATCTACGACGCAAGTCAGGCCAACTCAGTCAAGGTGACCGCCGCCTTGGTTCGCGCCTACATCCAAGCGCAACTGTTCACCAGCATGACCGCTGGCGCATCGGTGACAGCAGCCGACAAGTTTGCCATCTTCGACGATGCCGACTCGACCACCAAGGCGATCACTGGCGCAATGCTGCTGGCCTACATGCAGGCCAACCTTGTGTTCCCGAGCACGGCAAGCCTGTTCCCGAACTACGTCACGCAATACGCTGCGCCCTCGTCCGATGGCTTCAACGTAGCGATCAACAACAACAGCAACAACACGCACTTGATTCTGACCCCGACCGCAGGCTTTGCGACCGGCACGATCACCTTGCCAGCCATCGCCAACGTGATCGACAAGCAAGAAGTGCTCGTCAACTGCACGCAGCAGATCAACGCGCTGACCATCAATGGCAACGGCGCAACCGCTGTGACCGGCGAACCGGCTGTTGTGGCCGCTGACGACTTCTTCCGACTGCGCTTCGATCTTTCGACCAGCAGCTGGTACCGTGTAGGCTAATTCTCAGGAGAAACAGACATGACCATTCGCGCCCCATTCCAGCCCCGTCGTGGTGTCAACGCTGTCGTGACCCCAGCCGCAGCATCGGCATCTGCCAGCCTCGACTCGCAGGCCAAGTCCGTGCGCCTGGTGAACGTCGGTGCCAACATCTGCCACGTTCGTATCGGCTCCGGTGCCCAGACCGCCACGACCGCTGACATGCCTGTGCGTGCCAACAGCGAGATCGTCGTCCAAAAGGGCGATGGCGATGACACCATTGCTTACATCTCTGCGTCCGGTACCACTTTGCACATCCAGACGGGCGAAGGTGGTCAGTAATGGCCGCCAAGCCGAAGGACGCTCGGCTGGCCAAGGTGGGTGTGCAGGGCTACAACCAGCCCAAGCGCACGCCTAGCCATCCGACCAAGTCGCACGTGGTCGTCGCCAAGGAAGGCGACAAGATCAAGACCATCCGCTTCGGCCAGCAGGGGGTGACAGGCTCACCCAAGAAAGAGGGCGAGTCCAAGGCCGCAAAAGCTCGCCGCGAGTCGTTCAAAGCTCGTCACGCTGACAACATTGCCAAAGGCAAGATGAGCGCAGCGTACTGGGCCAACAAGGAGAAGTGGTGAAAAAGAAACCTATCTGGGACAAAGCCCGTCCGAAGTCCGAGGGCAAGCCTGAACCGCTGACCAAGAAACAAAAGGCCAGTGCGATCGCATCTGCAAAGAAGGCCGGTCGCCCTTACCCCAACTTGGTCGACAACATGCGTGCCGCACGCAAAAAGTAAAGCGCCATGCAGATTCCAATCCTCAACGGCATCTACACCGACCAGTCGCCCGACTTCCGTGTGGCCTACCCGCGCAACCTTATGCCGGTGCCAAAGCAAAGCGGCATCTCGGCAGGCTACCTGCGCCCGGCTGATGGCATTGTGGCCAACGGCACAGGCCCAGGCACGTCCCGAGGTGGCATCAACTGGAACGGGGTCTGCTACCGGGTGATGGGCACCAAGCTGGTCAGCATTGCCAGCAATGGCACGACGACCGTGCTGGGCGATGTTGGTGGCAGCACGCCCGTCACCTTTGACTACTCCTTTGACCGGCTGGCCATTGCCAGCAACGGCAATCTGTTTTACTGGAACGGAACAACGCTGCAGCAGGTCACCGATGCCGACCTCGGCACGGTACTCGATGTGGCTTGGGTCGATGGCTACTTCATGACGACCGATGGCACCTTCTTGGTCGTCACCGAGTTGAACGACCCGTTCGCTGTCAATCCGCTGAAGTACGGCTCTGCCGAAGCCGACCCAGACCCGGTAAAAGCGCTGCTCAAGCTGCGCAACGAAATCTACGCACTGAACCGCCACACCATCGAGGTGTTCGACAACGTGGGTGGCGAAAACTTCCCGTTCGGTCGCGTCGAAGGTGGCCAGATTCAGCGCGGCACGCTGGGCACGCACACCTGCTGCGTGTTCCTTGAGAACATCGCCTTCATGGGTGGTGGACGCAACGAGGCCCCCGCAGTCTGGCTCGGTGCCAACAGCCAGACCGTCAAGATCAGCAGCAGCGACATTGATCAGGTGCTGCTGGGATACACCGAGGCGCAACTGTCCGCTGTGGTCATGGAAGCCCGTGTCGACAAGGGACACCAGCTGCTCTACATCCATCTGCCAGACCAGACGCTGGTCTACGATGGCGCAGCCAGTCAAGTGCTGGGCGAGGCGGTATGGTTTACCCTGACAACCAGCCTATTTACGCTCGGCCAGTACCGCGCACGCGATCTGGTCTGGTGCTACGACAAATGGCTCGTTGGCGACCCGACCAGCAGCAGCCATGGCTATCTGAGCGACACGGTGTCCTCGCACTACGGCAATCTGGTCGGCTGGGAGTTTGGCACGCTGATCGTCTACAACGAAGGCCGAGGCGCTGTGTTCCACGAGTTGGAGTTGGTCTGCTTGACCGGACGCGCAGCCTTTGGCTCTGACCCGATCATTTGGACGCAGTACTCGCTCGACGGGATGACCTGGAGCATGGAGTTGAACACCCGCATCAAGGCAGGCACGCAGGGCGAGCGTTTGAAGCGCATCGTCTGGCTGCAGCAGGGCACCATGCGCAACTGGCGCATTCAGCGCTTCCGTGGCACAAGTGATGCGCAACTGAGCATCGCACGACTTGAGGCGCGGCTAGAACCGCTGGCATTCTGATGGCAACCCAAAAGCCTCTCACCCGAGACCAGCTTGCCAAGTTCCTGCCCGACCACGAGGCGATCAAGGCATTCGAGCGACTGTTCCAGATCGTCGAGAACCTCAGCCCGTCCGACATCGCCATTCTGACCAGGCTGATCGAGGACACAGGCTTGAACGCAGGTGTGGCCGACAACAAAGGCGACCGGGCGATCAGCAACTTGGCGCAGGTCGATGCGGTCGAGTTCAATCCAAACGCGGTGGCTGCCACACGCATGGGGCAGGCCAAGTGGAACAAGCGAGATCAGACCCTTGATTTGCGCATGGACTATGGGGTTACGCAGCAGATCGGGCAGGAGCAGTATGCTCGGGTCGGCAACACAACTGGCGTGACCATTCCGAACGGCTCGGTGGTGGGCTTTGTAGGTGCAACAACAGAGGCCTTGCTGGTCGCACCTTACTTGGCAGACGGGTCGTCGCCTTCGCTCTACATATTGGGCGTGATGACCCACGACCTGCCCGACAGTGGGCAAAAGGGCTACTGCACCACATGGGGCTTTGTGCGCGATCTGGACACCAGCGCATTTGCTGTTGGCGACCTGCTTTATGCCAGCCCAACGGTGGCAGGCGCATTGACCAACGTCAAGCCGACAGCGCCTGACAACGTCATCCCAGTGGCCGCTTGCATCACATCAGATGCAACGGTCGGTATGATTTTTGTGCGCCCAACAATTCAGCAGATGCAGTACTACGGGGTTTTTGCTAAGACCACAGACCAGTCGCCTGCCGCTGTCAACACCGAGTACTTGCTGACATTCGACAGCACCGAGATCAGCAACGGGGTGACCATTGGCACGCCAACGTCTCGCATCATCGTGCCTGCCTCTGGCCTATATCGGCTGGACGCAAACTTGCAGCTGACCAGCGGAAGCTCGTCTGCAAAGAACATCTGGGTATGGTTCAAGAAGAACGGCACGGCCATCCCCAACTCTGCTCGGCTGGTCACCTCTGACTTGAACAACGGCTACATCCCGTTGGCCATGCAAGAACCAGTGTCGCTGGCCGCAGGCGACTACATCGAGTTGGCATTTGCCGCTGACAGCACAGCCGTGACCGTCGACAATGTGGCTGCGACCGCATTTGCGCCAGCAGCGCCAGCCGTTATCCTGTCGGTGACCCAAGTCCAACAGTGAGGAAAGCATGACCGTCACAGTCAAGAACATCATCCCGCGCAAGGAAGCCGAAGGCTCCCAGACCGCGCAATACACAGCCATTGGCTGCAAGACTATCATCGACAAGTTCACCGCCACCAACCATGCTGCTGTGGACGTTCAGTTCAGCGTCAACTTGGTCGCTGCCAGCGCCTTTGCAGGTGTGAACAACCAAGTGCTGCGCCAGCGCACCATCGCCCCAGGCGAGTGCTACCTGTGCCCCGAGTTGGTTGGGCAGACGCTTGAGGACGGTGGCTATATTTCAACCTTGGCCAGCGCATCGGGTGCAATCACCATCAGCGCATCTGGCCGCGAGATCACTTAAGGAGAACAGCATGCGCGACGCACAAATGCCAGTCATGGTTTCCGAGGGCTTCATCGGCCTGCCAAAGGAAAAGCCGTTCATCACGGCAGCCGAGAACAAGAAGAACACCCAGACCGTCATCAAAGACTGGATGCTCGGGCCAGAAGAACCGTCCAACGAACCGACCGCCAACAAGACATACTGGGTCAAGCTGGCCGGTGCGATGCAAGTTGACGAGAAAGAGGCTCGCCGCCGCCGCTGCTCTAATTGCGAGTATTACAACAACACCCCCATGATGCAGGCCAAGATGGAGCGCATCCCTCGCAACGAATGGGATGAGGACGCAGGCTTTCGAGGCTACTGCACCAAGTTCGATTTCATCTGCCATGATCTGCGCTCGTGCCAGGCTTGGGAAAAGGCCCCCTTCTACGGGGATTGACGAGGCATTTGTTTGTGAGACAATGGCGCTGCTGAGTCTTGAAGGCCACCAGCAGCCATAACCCTGAAAAGGAGTGATTGATGCTGGCACAGGCCGAACACCATGAGGTAGAGCAGTCTCGCGCAACGCGAGAAAAGATTGACGTGATGCAGCGCATCATGGCTGCTATGCCTCAAGCTCCCGGCATGGAGACCACACACTTCTTCGCAGGCGGTATGTACTGCCGACGCATCGCAATCCCCGCAGGCCGAATCATCGTGAGCAAGGTGCACAAAACCGAGCACCTGTTCATTGGCTGCGTTGGCGAGTTGGCTGTTGCAGGACAGGGCCAGAACTACACCATCCGTCCAGGCGATGTTGTCCCATCGCCCGTTGGCACAAAGCGTGTGGTGGCAGCACTGACCGATGTGGTGGTGATGACGATTCACAGGACTGACGTTGAATCCGTCGAGCAGCTCGAGGCCGATCTTATGGAAGATGATGGCCTCTCGCTCTACGATGTGAACAACCAACCAAAGCCGGGCGTGCTTGTTGGCGTGCCGGGCAAGGAAGCATTGGAGAAATAACATGGCATGGGTCGCAACCGCAATCGTTGGGGGCAGCGTGATCACTGGCATGATGGCCAGCGATGCACAAAGCTCCGCAGCGCAAACCGCCGCAGGCGCACAAACACAGGCGAGCGAGGCCAGCATTGCTGAGACCCGTCGCCAGTTCGACGTTGTCCAGAAATTACTCGAACCTTACGTTGGCGCAGGAACATCAGCCCTCGGTGCACAAAAAGCCCTGCTTGGCTTGGCTGGTACCGATGAACAGCGCAAGGCAATTGAGGCGCTGGAGACTTCCCCGACATTCGAGGCGCTGGCTCGTCAAGGCGAGACCGCAATGCTGCAGCAGGCCTCAGCTACTGGTGGTCTGCGCGGTGGCAACATTCAAGCAGCGCTGGCGCAATACCGTCCACAGCTTCTTAGCCAGATGATCGAGAACCAGTTTGCAAAGCTCGGTACCATCACTGGTCTTGGTCAAGCATCAGCAGCCGGTACTGGTGCGGCAGCTCAGACCGCAGGTGGCACGATTGCCGCCCTCATGCAACAGCAAGGTCAAGCCGCGGCAGGCGCAGCGCTGGCATCTGGCCAAGCCAACGCGCAGATGTGGGGCAACATCGGAAGCTCAATCGGCCAGGTGGCCACCCTCAAAGCTCTCAAGGTGTTCTAAATGGCACAGCCCTTCAACTACACATTCCAGCAAACAGACCCATTTGGCTCAACCATGAAGGGCGTGGAAACCGCCCTTGGCATGGCATCGTTCGTGTCCAAACAGCAAGCTGCCGAGGCAGAGGCAAAGCTCAATCAGGAAAAACTCGCCCAGATGCAAAGCATGCAGGGCGAATTGGCCGCGCTGTCCAAGAAGCCCAACGCAACCGCGACCGACTTCACCGAGTTGATGATCAAGTACCCATCCTTGAGCAAAGACCTTGAGAAGTCTTGGAGCGTTCTCAGCGGTGAGCAAAAGAACAACGAGATCACCTACGGCTCTCAGGTGCTGTTCGCGCTTGAAGGTGGCCAGCCTGACATGGCCAAGAATCTGGTCAATGAGCGCATCACTGCCCTGCGCAACTCGGGCCGCGAGGACGAGGCCAAGAAGCAGGAAGTGCTGCTGGGCATCATTGACACCAACCCAGACGCAGCCAAGGTCAGCACCAACTTGTCGCTTGTCGCTGCCATGGGGCCGGACAAGTACCAAGAGTTGCGCGGCAAGATTGAAACAGAAAAACGCGCTGCCGAAGAGGAAAAGCGCAAAGTTACAAAGGCACCTCTTGAGTTGACGAAACTTGAAAGAGAAGTCGAAAAAGCAGAGCAAGAACTCATTATCAAGAAAGAAGAGGCGAAAAACGCGCCTCAGAAATTTAAGTCCGAACTGGACAAACTCGAAGCTGAATTGATCATTAAGAAAGCCGAGGCAAAATTTGCTCCTGAGAAGTTTGGTGCTGAACTAAAACTAACTAATGCTCAAATCGAATCTGCAAAGGCTGCTCGTCGCGCATCGGACGCTGCCGCTGCCAAGTCTGGTGCAGATGCTGCACGCGCACAAGCAGAGGCAAAGCAGATTGCCGCGGGCATCATTCCTGCCGACAAACGCCCAGAAGCCGAGCGAAATCTGCGCAAGGAATACAACGACCAGACCAAGACTTATCAGGATGTGAAGGCGGCCTATGGTCGAGTCAAGGTATCCGAGGACAGCGCCGTGGGCGACCTGTCACTGATATTTGGATACATGAAGATGCTCGACCCTGGCTCTGTTGTGCGCGAAGGTGAATTTGCCACTGCGCAGAACGCCGCTGGCGTCCCGGAGCGAGTCACAAACTTATACAACCGTGTCATCAGCGGTGAGCGCTTGAATGCTGGCCAACGCAAGGCCTTCAAGGGTCAAGCAGATAAGCTGTATCAATCGGCTGCTGAACAAGAAAAGGTTGTAAGAGACGGTCTTGGTAGGATTGCAAAAGGCTATGGCTTGAACGAACAAAACATTTTCTACACTGGTCAAGAAGGGCCGCCAAGTGGTACGCCTGGTCAAAAAAATGTCAAGGTAGATTACTAATATGCCCTACTCGATCACCACAAAAGATGGCATCACCATCGACAACATCCCGGACAACGTCCCGCCAGACGCGCCTGAGTTAAAGGAGCGCGTGGCCAAGATTCGGGCTGGCGGTGGCGAAAGATCACTTCCAGAAGTAGTTGTTACAGCAGATCGTGAAACAACTATGTTTGGTGGTGATAAAGTTTCTGACCAAACTCTCAGCGATTTGATTACTGGCAAAAAACCAGAACAAGGCTTCTTTGCCGGGTTGGTCGAAAGCGTAACTGGTACGCAACGCGCCACAACTGAGACGCAGACCATGCCCGAGTGGACTGGCATGCCTGAGTTGAATCAACTGAGCGTGGCCAGCCTGAAAACTGCCCTCGGCACGCTTGTCAGCAATCCGAAAGAAACGGTGCAGATTCTGCAGGCCAACTTTCCCGGCGTGCAAGTGCGTCAGGATGCTAAGGGCAACTTCATCTTGCGCTCGTCAATCGATCAGAAAGAGTACGCCATCCCGCCCGGATTCTCGGTGGGGGACATTCCCCGCGCCTTGGGTGGCATCTTGTCGTTTACCCCAGCAGGCCGTGCTCGAACGCTGGCAGGCGCAGGCTTGGCAGGCGCTGGCACGCAGGCAGCCATTGAAACGACACAAGCAGCGACCGGTGGCGAGTTTGATACAAAAGAGGTTGCACTGGCAGGCGTAACAGGCGCAGGTGGCCAGTTGCTTGCCCAGCAAGCCCCCAAAGTCGTGCAGGCCGTGAAGCAGGTCACAGGCCGTGCAAAGCCTGCACCTGCCGCCCCTGCCGCTGCCCCCGTCACACCACCTGCCACGACCGTCGTGCAGGCCGCAGATCAGGCCGTTGTGCCTCCGGTGGCACCTGCACCCGCCGCAGCCCCCGCATCCGCCCCTACGGTCGCTCCTGCCGCCGCAGCCACGACCACAGAGGCCTTCGAGGAAGTGGGCGACTTGGTGCGCAAGGCATCGGGCAAAGGCATGGGGTCGCAGGCCGCACGCGACCGCCTGGCTGATCTGGCCGCAGTCAACCCAGAGGCCAAGGCCGCTGCCGACCGTCTGGGGCTGGAGTTGCCATTCGACGTGTTCAGCGACAACCCGCAGGTGCGTGCCGCCGTGGGCCTGACCCGTTCGGCTGCAGGCTCTGAGGCTGAGGCCGCATGGCGCACCACAGTCAGCAAGGCCGTGGACAAAGCCGACGATGTGATCAAGCAGTTCGACACCACCTTCGTCGAGGGCACAGTAGCCCCCGGCGTGGTATCGCAAAAGGTGCGCGACTCGCTGGTCAAGACCCGCAACGACTTGTCCACAGAGGCTGGCAAGATTTACGACCGGGTCAACCTGGCTGTTCCCAAGCAGTCAGTCGTGACCATGCCCAAGCTGCAGCAGACGCTCGACGACATCATCACCGAGGTCGGTGAAGGTGGCCTGTCCGCACAGGAGAAGAAGCTCCTGAAAATGCTGCAAGACGGGGATGTGACCTACGGTCGACTGATGCGCGAGAAGAACCTGATCGGTCAGGCTGTATCTGGCAAAGAATCGCCCTACGGCAACATGGAAGCCGGTGCGCTCAAGCGCCTGTACGCTGCGCTGGCTGACGACCAACTGACAGCAGTTGGCGAGGTTGGTGGCGAGGCTCTGCGTCAAGAGTTGCGCGGTGCGAACCTGCTCTACGCCAAGGAGCGTGCGCTGGGCAAGCGCATCATCAACGCATTCGGTGAGGATGTGGAAGGCAGCATTGCCAACAAGATGCGCTCGGCTTTGACCGGCGCTGCCAAGGGCGACTCGGCAGATTTTGCCAAGCTCATGAAGCTGGTGCCCGATGATCTCAAGCGCGAAACGGTGGCCACTGCGTTGGCCTCAATCACGCGATCTTCTCGCGGTGCCGAGCGCGGTGGTTTTGGCTTCTCTGAGTTTGCCGACATCTATCCCAAGCTGCGTGCCAACTCGCCGGTCTATGCGCAGGTCGTGAAGATTCTTGGCCCAGAGGCGCACAAGACCATGCGCGACCTGTACGAGGTGTCCAAGCGCATCACCGAGGCTCGCGCCAATGTGCTGACAACGGGTAAAGCGAACCAGGCGCTGGTCGAGTCGATGAAGGCCGAGGGTCTGGTCGGCAAGGTCATGGAAAGTACCTTGGGCAAGGCGGTGACCACAGGAGTGGCTGCATCTGGCGGTGGCCCCATCGCAGCCGCCGCTACGACCGGCATCATGAACGCCTTGTCCAGTGGCAAGAAAGATGCGATCGACGCTGCAGGCAAGCTCTTTGCCAGCGACGAGTTCCAGAAGCTGGCCATCGAAGCTGCGACCAAAGCCGACCCAAGCAAAGAGGCCATCAAGCGCCTATCCATGTCACAATCTTTCATGAATTTTGCAAAGGCCGCGAACCTCCCCCGCGACCCCGGCAAGCTGGAGCAGTGGATTGTCAATGCTCTGCAGACCGAGCGCCAATTTGATCAGGAGAACCAATAATGTCCGCATTGTCCGTTTACTCGCCGTTTGCGATCTTCACAGACCGCGATGGCCAGCCGCTGGAGGATGGCTACATCTACATCGGCACGGCTGGCCTGCCAGCAGAAGCCAACCCACAGGCCATCTACTGGGATGCCGCGCTGACCATTCCCGCCTCGCAGCCTGTGCGCACGCTGGGTGGCTACCCGATGCGAAGCGGCTCGCCTGCCTCGATCTATGTGGACGCGACCGACTACTCGGTGGCCGTGAAGAACAAGAACAGCACGCTGGTGTTCCAGTCGCTCAACGCAACCGAGCGCATCAACTTCTCGCTGATCGCAGGCACGGTACCGCTGAACCAAGGTGGCACGGGTGGCACGACGCAGGCCGCAGCCCTCTTGAATCTTGGCGCACTGGCCTCTGACACGACTGCGCTCTCGGGCGCTTACACGGTCGTCACAGGCGACCGAGGCAAGGTGTTCAACAGCACTGGCACGTGGACGCTGTCGCTGACTGCAGCGGCTACGCTTGGCGATGGCTTCGCCTTCGGTGTGGTCAACGTGGGCGTTGGCTCGATCACCATCGACCCCAACGGTGGCGAGACCATCGACGGTGCATCGACCTTGATTTTGGCCGCTGGCCAGTCTTGCTTCATCGTCTGCTCTGGCACCGAGTTCCGCAGCGTTGGTCTTTCCAGCTCTGGGGGTGGCGCAACAGGGGGTGGGTCGAATAAAATCTTCTTTGAGAACGACCAGACCGTGACCAACGACTACACGATCACCTCTGGCAAGAACGCGATGACCGCCGGGCCTGTGACGATCAACAGTGGAATTACCGTGACCGTACCGAGTGGCAGCACTTGGACAGTGGTTTAAGGAGAAAAGAACATGCCATCAACTATTCGCGGTAGCGACAATTTTGATACAGCAGGCGGTAACGCAGTCAAAGCGTGGGTCAACTTTAATGGCACAGGGACGGTGGCCATTCGTGCGTCGTTTAATGTTTCCAGCATCACGGACAATGGAACGGGCAATTACACAGTCAACTTCACGACAGCGATGGTGGATGCGAATTATTCTGCTATAGCTGAATCGACACAGTCTACGGCAAACACAGCAAATGACACAATAGCTTATTCAACTGTGTCAGCGTCTAGTTCACAAGTATTAACCAACAACCCGATAACCGCAGCAGCCGTTGATTCTGCTTTAGTGCATGTCGCCATCTTCCGCTAACCCATCCATTCACCCAAGGAGAAACCCAAATGGAAAACCAACGCATCATCTACCCGAATGACGAAGGCGGAGTCGCAATCGTCGTACCAGCACCCGGCGTCGCTCTTGAGGACGTGCTCAAGGCCGTGCCTGCTGGCAAGCCGTATCAGGTTGTTGCTGTCGAGGACATTCCATCCGATCGCACTTTCCGTGATGCCTGGACTTACTCTGAATAAGGAGCAATCAAATGCCTATCGCAATCAACATCGACAAAGCCAAGACCATCGCCCATGACAAGCGCCGCGCTGCCCGTGCAGCCGAGTTTGCTCCTCTGGATGTGAAGGCCACTATTCCCTCTGAGGCCGCTGCTGCTGAGGCTGCTCGTCAGGCTGTGCGTGCCAAGTATGCCGAGGTGCAAAACCAGATCGACGCAGCCGCTGATGTGGGTGCGCTGAAAACCATCGTTGAAGGGCTGTAAATCATGAGCACGGCAAAGTTTAATCAGTGGTTGAACCCTGATGGCACTGAGAACTATAAGTGCCGTGCTTGGGTAAACTTCAACGGCACTGGCACTGTAGCGATTCGTGCGAGTGGGAACGTATCCAGCATCACGGATAACGGCACTGGCGATTACACGGTGAACTTTACGACCGCGATGCCGGATGCTAATTATGCAACTGTAATAAACACGAATAGAAGCAGTGTAAACACCTCGCTAATTAATATATCAAGGCTTGCGGACGAACTGGCTAGTCCTACTACCACAGCAGTGCGTATTGCCCAAGGCGTGGCTGACGGTGTTAGAAATCTTCAGCGAGAAGATTGCTCATTCTTCTCCGTCTCCATCTTCCGCTAAAGGAGAGAAAAATTGTCCACAATCAAAGCAACAACGCTCTCCAACTTAGCAGGCAGCAAGACTGTCCCGACCGATACGGTCGTGGATGGCTCGGCCAAAGCGTGGGTGAACTTCAACGGAACAGGCACAGTCGCCATTCGTCGTGCGTTCAATGTCTCGTCGATTACTGACAACGGGACAGGGGACTATACGGTCAACTTTACGAGTGCGATGAGTGATGCGAATTATGCTATTTCTGGATCATGTGCTGAATCTGGTGCTGGTGGTCGTTGGTTGATGGTCTCTGCTGCAGCAGCTCAAACAACTTCTACTTTCAGAATGACTACATTTAATAACTCAAACGCAGCTGCAGATTTGCAATTTGTACAAGCGTCAGTTTTCTCCTAACCAACACCGAACACCAACATGGATCAAACAATCATCAATTGGCTGTTGGCAGGGTTCGGCGGTCTGATCGGTTTCTTGTTGAATGCGGTGTGGCAGGCGGTCAAAGACCTGCAACGCGCAGACACCAGGCTGGCCGAGAAGGTCGCCAACATCGAAGTGCTGGTGGCAGGCAACTACGTCAAGCGTGAGTCATTCGATGATGCGCTAAACCGCATCTTCCAGAAGCTCGACCACATTGAAGAGAAGATCGACAACAAGGCGGACAAATAAATGTTCAAGCTCTCGCAGCGCTCCAAAGACAGGATGAAAGGCGTGCACCCCGATCTGGTCAAGGTCGTCGAGCATGCCATCGAAATCACGACCGTTGACTTCGCTGTGCTCGAAGGGCTGCGCACCCCAGAGCGCCAGAAGGTGTTGAAAGAAGCTGGTGCCAGCCAGACGCTGAACTCCCGCCACATCACAGGCCATGCGGTCGATCTTGGCGCTTGGGTGGACGGTGAGGTGCGCTGGGACTGGCCGCTTTACCACCAGATTGCCAAGGCGATGAAAACAGCCGCAGCCGAGTTGAACGTGCCCATCGAATGGGGTGGGGACTGGCGCACCTTCAAGGACGGGCCGCATTTCCAGTTGCCCCATAAATCCTACCCTGCATAAGGAGCACGACCATGTGGCAAGCCCTCATCCC